ATATAGGTCTAAGTACGCTGGGGCACAGCGGAATTTACGCTTGTGAAGATGGTTCGTTAGAACTGTCGTTGAAGCAAGAAAAAGAATGCTTAGTAAACTAAGCAGAAGCCACGGGGCTTGCCCAGTGGAGTGTCACCTACTGAAACAATCAGAAGTAATGATATTGTATGTATCGAAGACCTTCAAGTAAAGAATATGATTAAAAATCATAAACTTGCACAGTCTATCGCAGATGTATCATGGTCTGAATTTGTAAGACAACTTGAATATAAAGCAAATTGGTATGGTAAACAAGTTGTGAAAGTAGATAAATTCTATGCAAGTTCTCAAACTTGTAATGTATGTGGGTATATAAATAAGGATACAAAAAATCTTTCAGTAAGAGAATGGGAATGTCCTTGTTGTCATACACATCATGACAGAGATATGAACGCAGCCATCAATATTCTTAATGAAGGATTGAGAATATTAGAAGTGGCATAGACGAATAAAGAACGGTAGGAACTATCGGGATAGCTTGGTAAATATCTTTTCAGTAGAAATGAGTTCCCAAGAATCTCGTGGCTTTAGCCATGAGAGGTTCAAGTTTTGGAGGAAGAAGAATGGATAAAGTATGGAATATATTGAAAGATAATGTGAAAGTGATTATAGCCATTGTGACCATTGTTTCAATGATTGTTGGTGGTGCATTTGCATACAACCACTTTTATCCGAAGGGGTTGATAGCAAGTCTCATAGAAAGAGAAACCAATATTATGAAACAGCAATATGAACAGGACTTGGCTGCAAAGGATAAGGAGATAGATATCATTCAAGAAAGATTGAAGAAGTCTCAAACGCAGATATCCAAGCTGAATAACAAGATAAAAACTTTGGAAGGTAAATTACAGAATGTCCAAATTCCAGTTACCGCTCAAGAAACTAGGGATCGTTTCAAGTCTCTTGGTTATACTCCTTCTCGTTAGTGTTCCGGTCTTTGCTGAAGAGGAAATATGTTTTCCTGTAGACACAGCAAAGAATATGGTCGTGGAACTTGAGAAAGGGAGGATTATAAAAGAGCAGGTCGAACTCTTGAAACAGAAGAATGAGGAACTTGAGAGGCAAATCAAGCTCTTGAACGAGATAAATACCATTCAGGAGAAACAGATACAGACACTCAAACAAGCGACAGAGAATTATCAAGACCTTCTCAAGGCGCAGAGTGAAGCCTATGAGAAACAGCTCAAACAGGCTAAACCAAATATTTGGAGAGAAATTCTCGAAGGCGCAGCGTTTGTCGGTGTCGGTATACTCGTAGGTCTACTATTATAAGTCGGAGGATGTTTTATGTGCCCAATTGTTCGGGATAGCAGTATCCCTTTTGATTTGGTCTATGGTCACACCAGTTTTATTCCCCACACAGGTTACGCATCACACGCAAGAGAGTTTTTTACAAGGCTGAACAAGTTTGTTCCAGTTCGAATAAGGAACTTTGCACATACTCCTGACCTGTCTCATCTGACACAGGAACAGAAGGATATGTGTATTTTACAGGAATGGGCGGAGCCGCCTTGGAAGGTCGGAACTCCCTTCAACATCGAGAATTATAAGAACATCATCAACATCATCTTGATGGAAACCAACCACTATTATTTTTATGACCCATATGTCGGCCCGAAGATTGCATACAATGTTTGGGAGTCAACCCGTCAGCCAAGGCATTTCTTCAAGAAGCTTCTTGAGTTCGACCAGTTTTGGGTTCCGACAAAGTGGCAGAGGGATGTGTCCATAGAGCAGGGATATCCGAAGGACAAGATATTCGTGGTTCCAGAGGGTGTCGATGGGGAGAAGTTTCATCCCGGCGAACCGCCGATGAAAATTCCCGGTTGGGATAACGGACGCTTCAAGTTTCTCCTTTGTGGAAGATGGGATTATCGAAAGGGAACAACGGAAATCATTCGTGCGTTTCTGAACGAGTTCAAGCCTGATGAACCAGTTGACCTGATTTGTCAGGTAGAAAACCAGTTTCCTGTAGATGGATACAAGAACACACAGGAACGGTTGGTCGGATATGAACTGGTAGACCCCCGTGTTATCATTGTTACTGGTCTTCCAGAGAGTGATGACCTCTATAATTCCTACCTGCGCACCTGTGACTGTCTGGTCACTTGTGCCCGCTCAGAGGGATGGAACCTTCCCCTGATACAGGGTATTGCAACAGGTATTCCAACCATTTGTTCTAATTGGGGCGCACAGTTGGAGTTTGCAGAAGGTGTGTCTGCGATGGTCAATATTGCAGAGCTTCGTAAACCGATGAATGTTTTTATGCAGGACAATACACCGGGATTGTGGGCGGAGCCTGATTGGGAACATCTACAGTCGGTGATGAGAGATGTCTATACGAGACATTCATACTGGAAAGAACATGCGATGAAGATGTCTCCGATTATTCGTGAGAAATTCACTTGGGACAATGCTGTGAAGATTGCTGTTGATCTTCTCAAGGAGTTTGGTAGTGGAAAGATGAAAGGTGAAAAGATTTCTGTCAGAGAGTTGGAAGTGAAGAAAAGAGAAGACCAAGTTGTCGAGGTAACGAAGATGCCTCCGAAGAAAGAAGTAAAAGCAGAGAAGGCAAATGTAAATGTTATTGACCTTCTGCGGGAAGAAGGGTATATCGTAAAGGTCAAGAAGGAAGGCGGAGAAATTCGTGTAGAGGCTGTGAAGCAGGACTTGGATACAGAACCACGACAGGTCTTTATTGTTGACACTTATCCAAATGTTCCAGAGAAGGTTCAAATTACGAAGGACACTATTGAAAAGATAAAGAAGAGAGGTTATCCGGTTGCTCTGGTTTCTCATTATCCGATTTCTGAAGAACTGCAGAAGATAGTGGACTATGTTTTTTATGACAGCAACAATATTCTGAGCAAGGGATGGTATCTTGACAGATGGTTTGCAGACAATGAGGTAAAGATTACTACAAGATGTGAAAAATCGTATCATGCAGCTGCCTGCTATTCCTCTCTCTATAACTCTGTGGTCGGTCTGGTCGATAGGTATCATTGGGCACACTTTGTGGAATTTGATATTGACTTTGATATTGATGCTTACTTGAGTGAGGTCAATCGTCAGAGGAAGAACGGGAAGAAGTTCTGTGGGTTTCTGTATGACATTGAACAGAACAAGCCCGGAGATGACAAGAAAGACCCCAAAAAGAAAGATGGCGTCATCACGAACATTTTTTCATTTGACCTGAAATGGATGAAGGATAAACTGTTGCTTGTTGAAAGTTGGGATGATTATGTAAGGATTCTTCGTGACACACATCAAAAAGTGGGAAGAGAGTATAACCTGATATTTGAACATTGGTTTATGGTTTATATGGACGCACAGAAGATGCTTCCTGCCAGTTTCTTCTTCTCCCTTGATGCAAAGAAAAACGTCATCAAGAATAGAAATATGTTCGACTTGGGTGAACAAGAGTCGAAGTGCAGAAGACTTCTTTCTGAAACCATAGACGGCAAAGCTGTGGAGTTTATGGTTTATATGTCAAACGACCTTTATACGACGAAAATCGAGTATAAGGTTCGTGATAAGGTGGAAGGCGAGGATTACAGTCAAACATTCTTCTATTTCAGGGATGGAAGAATAAAATGTAAGAACTGGAATGATGCAGATACGCCAGAAGATTGGAAAAATGAGGAAAAGAAGGATAGTGAAGAACCAACACTAGATGATGAAATTCACGTTTCCTTTGCTGATGGATGCAAGATAGAAATTCTTGGTGACACAAAAGATGATTATCGTGTTCGATTCATCGACAAGGATACACAGATGATTATTCATCAGGGGGTCATCAAGCCGAACCATTGGATTTCACCTTCTCCACGATATTATGTCAATTGGAGAATTGAAATTGACAGAAATGACAAACCTTGGGCAGAGTATGAACTCGACCTTGAAAACAGTCGGGTGGTTGTTCATCTTGACAGTAAGGCTCTTGGTGATACTATTGCTTGGTTCCCATATGTGCAGGAGTTCAAGGAGAAGCATAACTGCAAACACTTCTATGTTTCGACATTCTGGAATAAACTGTTCAAACCGGAATATCCAGACTTGAGATTTGTTGACCCCGGCACATTCGGTGGAGAAGTCTTCTATAGTGTTGGATGTCGTGACAATGACTATAACTGTAACAAGAACAATTGGAGACTTATTCCTCTCCAACAGGTTGCGACAGACTATCTTGGTCTGGAATTTCACGAAGTTCGTCCAAGAATACATGTAACGGAACCGGACGCGGTTCCTGAAAGACCCTATGTTGCTATTTCCGAACATTCAACTCTCCTTTGTAAGAGATGGCATTATCCTCATGCATGGGAGAGAATTATAGAATACATCAAGAGCAAAGGTTTGGACGTGATGGTTGTTAGCAGGGAAAAGACCAATCTCAAGGGTGTCATCGACAAGACCGACTCGACCATCAACCAGACCATCAACAACATTTATCATTCCAAGTTCTTCATCGGAGTAGGTTCAGGCTTGTCTTGGTTGGCTTGGGCATTGAACAAGCCCGTCATCCTGATTTCCGGCTTCTCTGATCCCATTTCTGAAATGACCGATTGTATCCGCATCACCCCACCGGAAGGTGTTTGCCACGGTTGTTATAATGACATCAAGCACGTCTATGACCGTGGAAACTGGATGTGGTGCCCAAGGAACAAGAAGTTCGAGTGTTCACGAATGATAAAACCGGAAGTTGTGATGAAAGAAATAGATAAACTTTTGTCCTGATTATTATAAATATATCGAGAAAGGAGTGTGATGTTGTAACTTCCTACGGGAGAAAACGATATAAATGAAATTTCACGGCATAGATTCGCAGGGTGTTTTCTATGATGAGAGGGTGACTTCCCTTCCCCCTTGGTTACCAGAATACGAAGGGCGAATAGTATACAATATGGCGGATGATACCATCTATTTTGCCTCTTCTACAGGATGGGAAACACTCTGGTCTAATCTTTCTATATTCAAATATATTTTGGTAGGAACAAGTGTAATTGAAGCCAATACAACAGCGGATTCATTTAGAATCGAGGCTGGTAATGGCATTTATATAGAAGCAGACCCTCTAACAAAAAAGATTATAATTTCTCTTGCTGGTCCTTCTTCTGAAGGAACATATCTACATACACAATCGACGCCTGCGACGGCTTGGTATGTCAATCATAATCTGAATAATAAGTATGCTGCAGTTTCAGTATTCAACGAGTCTGACCAGAGAATTATTCCTAATACTATAACTTTTATTGATGCAAGCAATCTTCTCATCACTTTTAGCGATCCACAGGCAGGAAAGGCTCGTATCATTTGTGGTGTAATGAGAAATGGTGTTGAATATAGTGGATATACTTATTCCCAACTTTCTGCATCAACCACTTGGAATATTTCACATAATCTCGACCAGATTTATACTATTTTTTCATTTATCAATGAGAGTGACCAATTCATCATTCCAGACAGTATAACATTTACAGATGCAAACAATATGGTAGCAACCTTTTCTGATGCACAGGCTGGCCGTGCTCGTATTGTTTGTGCTATTGATAAAAACCCAATGGAACTTGGTTCGTATACTCACACACAGGCGGTTGCTTCTACCACTTGGAATGTCACACATAATTTGAACAATAAATATGCAGCCGTTACCGTCATTGATGATACTGGATATGTTATCATTCCAGATGGTATATCATTTACAGATGCAAATAATCTGACTATTACTTTGTCTGATGCTATCTCTGGATACGCCAGAGTTATTTCATAAGGATGTGTTTATATGGCTTGGAAAGATTTCTTTTACCAAAGACAGGAAGACAGGAAAAGATTGATGAGTCGATGAAGGTGTTTGCCGGGAAGGGTGACGATGCTCTTACCGATCTTCAACGTGCTGCGGTTCGTGGTGAAGGTGTTGATGACCTGTTGATGATTACGGGTTATGGAAACCTTGGTCTTGGAACCTTTTCAAATTTCTATAACCGATATATCAGTCAGATATTCGAAAGTGAGGTTCAGAAGATATTCGAGTATCGTAAGATGGCTGAATATCCAGAGATTGCGGATGTTATCGAAGATGCGGTCAATGAGTCTACGCAGCAGGACGCAGAGGGAAGAGTTTTCTCACTTGAAATCACGGATAGAAAGTTATCAGAGAGTAAAAACGCAGTCAAAAATTTGTATAGAGAATTTGACGAGCTGTTTTACAATAGACTTGCTATCAATGAAAAGATTGATGACTTGTTGAGAACCTACTATGTGGATGGTAGGGTATACTTTGAAAGAGTCATCAACAAGAATAGACCCAGCTATGGTATCGTGGCTATCAAGAGACTGCCATCGGAGTCTATGGATTTTTCATATGATCCCCGTGATGGTCACATTCTGAATTTCTATCAGTATCTTGTTCCGAACACGAAAAGACCTCTCAATCGTGCAGAGGCGGAAAAGAACAACAAGATAATCATCTTTGAACCCGAACAAATCAGTTATATCAACTACGGTATATATGGAAGAACCAAGGCAGAGATTTTTGGTTATCTCGAAAAAGCAAGAGTTCCATATAACCAGTTGAAACTTCTGGAAACCTCCGTTATCATCTATCGTATTGTCAGGGCGCCCGAGCGATTTGTTTTCAAAATTGATACGGGAAATATGCCTAAAGACAAGGCTATGAAGTTCGTTGAAAAGATTAAGACGAAATTTATCAAGAAGCAGACATACGATCCGACTACGGGCGCCCTGACACACGAACCAGAGGTTCTTTCCATCCTTGAGAACTTCTTCCTTCCACAGTCTGCGGATGGTAGAGGTTCTTCGATTGAAACTGTTGGTGGAAATCCCGCTGGATTTACAGAGATGGACGACATTTACTACTTCGCACGAAAATTGTTCCGTGCGTTGAAATATCCCGCATCCCGTGTCACCGCAGGACAGGAAAAGGGTGACGCAGAAATCGTCATCGGTGGTGCACATACGGGAGAAATCAGTAGAGATGAAGTGAAGTGGGCCAAGTTCCTTGAGAAACATCAGGTGAGGTTCTGTAATGAGTTTCGTGACCTGTTCCTTCTTCACCTTGAGTTCAAGGGATTGAAGCAACAGTATGGACTTACCAAGGATTCTTTCAAATTGAACATGGTTGCGCCTTCTCACTACAAGGAATCTATGGAACAGGGATTCATCGAGGCAAGGTTCAATAATTACAATGCACTTGCAAATAATCCAGAGTTTTCTAAATACTATCTGATAAAGAGATATCTACGATGGACAGACGAGGAAATCGAAGAGAACATAAAGGGATTTGAAAAGGACGCTCTTCTTGTGAATCCGAATGCAGAGGGTGCAGGCGGAGAAATGGGTGGAGAAATGGGCGGTGA